AATCCATTGGCAGTTAACGGAGCGTATAAGATAAAGCAGTTTGAGAAGATACCTGCACTTGGTTCTACAACGGTATTTGTAAAAAGAGCTTATTTAACAGAATGGTCATATAGATAATGGCAAGTAGGTTTTCAAAATATTTAAGTACTTCTGCTGGTGATTACCGGACAGATAGAGATTTGCAGAACATTCTAAGAAATCTAAATCGTGAGATTGTAAAAATTAATGGAGCTACACAGCAGGGATTAATTAGAGCAACAAATAAAATTCATCAGGAGACTGAGACAGGAGGTGTTAGAGTACCGGTTGATTTAGGTAACTTGCGTCATAGTTGGTTCTATGTTACTGCAAGCGGGACGATAGGAAAAGGAGGAGGAAAAGGACATACACCTGAAGGAAATGCAGCAAATTTTACAGACAAAAACGCTGGGCAGATTGCTGCTGGACATGCTGCTTTACTTACAGAATCAATAGGAAAAACAAAAGCCCTTGCAGCTACATATAAAGGTCCTTTTGTGGTAGCAGGGTATTCTGCTAATTATGCTCTGTGGGTTCATGAAATGCTTGGAGCACATTTTCAAAGGAAAGGGGCAGGAGCAAAATGGTTTGAAATTGCTATTAAAACAAAGCAAGCTGAGATATTAAAAATAATACAAAGTAATGCTAAGATAAAATGAACTCTCCAGCGTATGATATAGTTGACATGTTAGTTGCAGATACTGCACTTGGATTAGTAATAGGAACAAGTCTCTTTAAGAATAGAGAACCAGCTACTCCAGATAATGTTGTAACTGTATTTGATTATACAGGTCGTAATAGTATGACTTTGGATAAGAAGACTTATGCTTACCCAAATGTTCAAGTACGTGTTCGCAATAGAAAACAAGATGAAGCATGGAGAATTATTAATGGCATATATACGTCATTGCATGGCCGGGCGCATGAGACATGGAATGGCTCAGTATATGAAGTTATCTACGCATCTGGTGAACCAAGTTTACTGGATTGGGACGATAACGACAGATGTAGATTGATTATTAATTTTAACATCCAGAGAAATTCTGGATAGAAAAAGGAGGTAAAACTATGAGTTTAGCAGTTTCCGGTGTAGGAACACAATTTCGTAGGTGGAATGGCTCGGCATGGGCAAATCTTGCGGAAATAAATTCCATCACTGGACCGACAATGACCAGGGATTTCATTGACGTTACGTCACTGGATAGTACTGGTGGTTATCGGGAATTCATTACTGGGTTCAGGGATGCAGGAACAATTTCCTTGTCTATGAACTTTACTCGTGATACTTATGATGCGTTTAAGGCTGACTTTGAAAGCCCTTCACTTCAGTATTATGAGATATGTATTTCCGATGTGGAGAATACTACGCTTGAGTTTGCTGGTCTGGTAACGGAATGCCCGATTACTATTCCAACAGATGATAAGATTACTGCGGATGTAACTATTAAGATAACGGGCCAGGTTACAATTAACTCTGGTACGAATGCTGATGAGCCATCCTAACAGGTAAATGAATGAAATTCTAATCAAGAGTTTTTTATATTTTTAACAAAATTAACAATTTAATCAAATGGGAAATTTACTAAACCGCAGTCAGTTACTTGAAAAAGAAGAACTGCAAATTGAAAAAGTTGAGTTTGAAGATGGAAACTTTATTTGTGTTCGGCAAATGACTGGACATGAAAGAGATTTATTTGAACAATCACTAATCAGGAAAATCAAAGACTCTAAGGGAAACATTACGTATGAACAAGCTACGGATGATTTCCGTGCTAAACTTGCAGTTGTAACGGTCTGTAATGAGAAAGGAGAATCCATATTGTTCCCTGGAGACTTCTCCTTACTCAGCAAGAACATGAGTGCAAAACGTTTGGAAAGGATTATAAACACGGCACAGAAACTCAATGCAATAACTGAGGAGGATAAGGAGAACATACTAAAAAACTCAGAAGTCGGCCAGGCCGACAATTCCAATTCCGACTCTGTTTAGCATTAGGGATAACACATCCGAAGTATTTACTGGATCAATTAAGTGGTTATGAACTGGCAGAATGGGAAGCATACAATAGATTGGATCCGATTGGAGAGGTTAGAGGAGATTTCCGTATGGCGGAACTTGCATCACTCATCACGAATATTGCTATTAAGTGGGCAGCAGGAAAGAAGTCAAGTAAGTTAACGGAGATAATAGATTTTATGCCACAGTGGGATGGAGTAGCGGAAAAGCCTATTGTAAAACAAAGTTCAGAAGAATTAAAGAAGGCATTACTTGAAATAGCAAATGCTCATAACAAAACGGAGAAAGCAAAAAAGCGTGGTATAGACAAACCACCTGCTAATTTAAAGAAGACAAAAGATGGCTGATTTAGGAACATTGACGATTACACTGGGGGTAAATGCTCAGGGGTTGATGGTGGCTGAAACACAGGTAAAGCAGTTTGCAGAGAAAGTTAAGAAGAACGCTGCAACTATAACACCTGCTTTACAAGAACCATTCCAGTTGTTCAGTAAATCAGCCATCAGTCATCTTGCTATGACTTCTCAGCGTCTGAGGACGTTTGGATATTTGGCTTCAGCAGCCATCACAGCACCAATGGTCTTAGCTGGTAAGTCCATTATGAAGATGGCAAGTGAGTACGAGTTCTCCATGCAGAAGATTGTGGGATTAACTGGCACGGCACAGAATGTAGTTGATGAGTGGAGTAAGAGTATTCAAAGTATGGCAAAAGACTTTGGTAGAAAGCCACAGGAACTTGGGGAGGCTTTATATTTTATTGCATCAAGTGGGATTGAAGGAGCACAGGCACTTGATGTGCTTGAAAAATCTGCTAAGGCAGCAGCGTCAGGTCTTGGTACTACTCAGGAAGTAGCTAATTATCTTACATCCGTCTTAAATGCTTACCGTGGAACAGGACTTACAGCAGCTTATGCAACAGATGTATTGGTTGCAGCAGTAAGAGAAGGAAAGGCTGAAGCATCAGGGTTTGCAGCAGCTATGGGGTCTATTACTCCTATTGCATCTAATCTTGGAGTATCCATAGATCAAGTTGCAGGAGCAATGGCAGGAATAACACTTACAGGGTCAACGGCAGCACAGGCAGCAACTTATCTTCGTGGAGTGTTTAATGTGTTAATGAAAGAAACAGAACAAGGTGCAGCAGTTATGGATGTAGCTACGGAAGCTCTTGGGCAAATGAAAACGTCTTATGCGGATTTGAGAAAGATTCTCAGGGAGCAGGGTATAATGGCATTGATGCAAAGGTTAAACGAACTGAGTGCGGCTTATGGGGAAACGCTGGTAAGTAAAGTCTTTCCAAACATTCGTGCAATGCTTGGAGTGTTGTCATTGTCTGGAAAGAATATGCAATATAATTCTCAGATCATAAAAGATATAACTAATTCATCTGGTGCATTAGGGAAGGCTTTTGCCGCCGTTTCAGATACAATAAAGATGAGATATGATAAAGCTATTTCATCTATGCAAGTTTCAATGATAAGTCTTGGAAAGACATTAGCAACTACTCTTTTACCAATACTGGAAGGATTAGTAAAACGAATTGATAGTTTTGCTAAACGATTTGATGCTATGTCTGAATCTCAGAAGAGGTTTAAAATTATTACTGCTTTGGTAATTGCCGGACTCGGTCCATTGACGTTAGGATTAAGCGTATTGGGTTACACTATCATAGGAGTAATGAATATGGTTAATGGATTGGTTAAAGCATTAGCTGCTCTTAATGGAATGTTAACTTTGATTGGGATTAGTTCAGGAAGAGCAGGAATTAAATTTGCAGCATTGAGAAAGATAGTAAATCTTAAAAATTTCTTTGGAAGCGGAGTAGGAAAGATAGTAACTACTTTAAAAAATCCTTGGGTTTTAGCAGCGGCAGGAGCAGTTACGGCAACAGTAGCAGTAGCAAAATACGCCAAGAAAATAAAGCAAATAGCTTCTGATAACGAGACATTTAATAAAAGTATGGTAAAGGTAAATGAATCTATGAAAAGATTTAAAGACCTTTCAAGTGCTGATTATGAAACAATGTCACTGGACGAATTAGTTAGTGCAAGAAAAGAAGCTCGTAAGGTATGGGAAGATGCTTTTAAATTATATAAACAGTATGAAAAGAACCTTGAAGCTCCAATGCAAAGCAATCGTATCAACAAAAAGTTGATGGAGGATCAAGCAAAGAAAGTTGATTTTGCAAAAAGAGCTTATGATGCACTTGGTGTAGCTATTGAAAATGCTCAATTAAAATGGTCCACAGATAGAGCAATGGAACAAGCAGAGGCTGAACAGAAAGTAACGGATAGCATCAAAGAACATAATAAAGCCTTGGAAGATATTTGGTCAAATATGTTAGCTGAGATAAGTGCCGCAGAAGAACAAGCTAAAATAAATGCTGTACTTGGTAAATCATTTGACCTTGCTGGAGAAAAGGCTGATATATTTTTACGGACAATAGAGACACTGGTAGGAAAGGATTATAAACTTGGAATTGATTCTACACAGATTCAAACATTGATGGCTGAGTTAAAGAAATTAAATATAGATTTTTCAGAACTTAGGAAAGCCACAGATGAATATAATGCTTCTCTTGCTGGTATTACTTTAAAAGAATCATTACTTGGTCCAACATTTGATACTGATACAGAGAGATTAAACACTTACCAGAAGTACTTGGATGATATTATTGAATCTTTAAAGAACACAAAACCTGCAGATGTTACTTTAGTAGACCGACAGAAAATAGAGGAGCTATTAAAACTTATTGAGGAAACTAAACAAAGAATAGAAAAGACAGCTGATACCAATACTCTTAAACTCCTGCAAGCTGAAGCAGATGCTTTTGGAACAATAGCAGGGCAGGTAGAGGTACTTAA